GATGCCGTAACCGACAGATTCAGAAGCTGCGGACACTTCCACGCCTCCGCTTTCCATGTCTCCATGGGTGGAATAATCCGGATATGTTCCGGCAGTTACCTGACCGGTAACCGGCACATGATATTCCTGCCCGTCAGATTCCGCCTGGATGACGATATCCTCATAGGATTTGTCTCCGTGAGTGGATCTTCTCGGAACCGTGCCGGCCTGAGGAACGTGATACAGAATGTTCGCGCTCTTCTTCGTCTTGATGACGATTCCGCAGCGGATCCGGAGAATCGGATACCCGTCAATGTGCGCCCGAACAGGTTTGAATACTTCGACCATTCGGACAGCCTTATTGAAAGGCACCGTTCCTTCGGTGTTCAGGCTTAGAAGAACTTGGAAGTATCCGGGATCGCCGCCGTACTCGTACCATTCCTCCACAGTCGAATCCGGCCATACATCCCGGAGCGCCGCTTTGACGGCGCCGACTGTTCCGATCTTCTTCCGGACGAACCAGTTGCTTTTCAGCTGATTGCGCTTGGTTTCGATGGTGCCGTCATAATCGTACCAGTCAATCTTGTAATCCTTGGCCAGCAGATCCAGCAGGTCTTCATCCAGGCTGTCGATGTTCTGGAATATGGCCGGAGAATCAATCTTGCCGCTGTCCTTGTCGATGATCCAGCCGATCAGCTGAGCCAGGCTGTACATGCCGTCATCCCGGGCCAGAACACCCGGCAGGACGCTCAGCATGGCCTCCTGCGTGATTCCCTTACTCATCTTCATACCCTCCGTTCGTGAGGGTCACTGTGCCGATAGTGGCCAGCTGGGGAACGTAGTCCTCCGGATCCGCGACCGTGGGATCATCCACGGTGCCGTTCTTCAGAACGGTGAAGGTCGGAGAATGAATGACGGTCCGCTTCGCGCCTGCCGCCACCACCAGCTGATTCAGCTTGGAGGGATTGATGTCCCTCCCGACCTTCGCGCTCTCCCAGGCGATGTATTCCTGCACGGCAGCAGCCACATTCTCTTCGATGGTGGCGGCGCTTTCGGTGGAATCCCTGCTGAGGTAGTAGGTCAGATTGATGTTGTAGTAGACCAGCTCCACATCTTCCACGGACACCTGATCCGTCAGAGGCCGGACATCCTCATCATTGCATGCCGCAAGGATCGCCGCCTTCATCTCGCTGGATGCGGGTGTCCCGTCATCCATGACCGCGTAGATGTGAACCACACAGGGCTCCGGCGAATTGACCACCACGTTCCGGATCGATGTCGATACCCGCCGGGCGTAATACTCATACGCGCCTCTGGCTCCGGCAGAAGTGTAGGCATCTTGCCCGGTGACCAGCAGATCGTAGAATTCATCGTCCGTGGCGGTATCGCTCCCGCTGTCACTCGCCGTGATGTTGGCCACGCTGGCGTAGTAGTCAAACAGGTCTACGCAGGTGTTAAGCTGCCCGGCCTCGTATCCGTTGCCAACGGTCCCCGCCGTCTCGCAGGTGGCGGCAACATCCGCGTAGATGGAATCAGCCGGAACATACACATCCTCATCCGTTGCAAAGACAATCGCGGAGTCCGAAGTCGTGACCCGGGTGCCCTGCGGGATCAGGATGGAGAAGTCTCTTGCTCCGGAGCTGGCCGTGGTGTTTGTGACACTGCGCAGGCCAGGAATCGTGTCCAGACATCTGGTCAGTGTTCCGACAGCCTGCCCGTTTCCGGCCGTTCCGTAGGTCGTACAGGTGGCGCTGACCGTAGCGAAGGCATCTCCGGCCGGAACTGTCACTTCTTCGTCTGTTACGAAGATGAGCGTTCCGGCGCTGTTCGCGATCCTGGTTCCCTGAGGGATGACGATTTCATTGTCTTCATCCGGGGAAACCGAGAAGCGGATGTTCGCCGTAGCATAGCCGGAATTCCCGGCCGATACCGTGAAGCGCAGCGTGGTCTTTGCCGGCGTAGCCTGGGGCCGGGTTTGCGCATAGAAGATCTGCGCCAGATTGTCCAGCCCTTCGCCGGTAGCCTTACTCGGGATGTTCTGGTTCCCGGCGAAGTTGATCTGCTCTGCCAGCAGAACCATGGCCGAGGCCACCCACTGAATGAACAGTTTCTCAGGGCTGGCCGGATGCACGGTGCGCTGCGCGATGCTCTCATACTTCGCGGTCAGCGTTTCCACCAGAGTCTGCGGGTCCGCATCGATGAAGATGTACGGAGTCGTATCTCTGCTCATAGGTCACTCACCTCCAGAATCGGATGCGCAATGCCCTGCATCCCGTCCTCAAAGTTGAACCGGATGCTGTCCAGCGTTACATCCGGCATATACCGCTTCAGCGCTTCCGTAACCGCCATGGTAAAGGATGTCTGGGCCGCGTTGGTCGGCATGTGCAGGTAATCCGAAGCAATGCCGAAATCTCTGTACAGAGGGCATTCGCCCTTGATGGTGCTGATCAGGATGTACAGCTCCTGCTCTCTGGCCTCCTGCTCTGTCGCGGGGGCCAGAGTCAGCTTTCGCTCCTTGGCCGTGTCGATGATGATCACGCCTCCGGCCTCCTTCCTCAGTTGTATTCCTTCAGATTGATCGTAGCCCGGTAATCTGCCGGAGTGCCGTCCTTGTAATAGAATTCCGTAGCGTACTGCACATCCTCCAGAACCCACTTGTCCCCGATGGGCGCGGTGCCCAGGACGAAATAGACGGCCTTTCCGTTCCGCAGCATCTTGTCCAGCTTCTTCCTCCAGGTCTCCGGATTCTCTCCGAACCATGCGGAGAACAGAATTTCAAAGCTGATCGTTTCCGGATCCACCCCGGTGAATTCCAGAATGCCGGTCTTTCCGATCAGGTTATGGGTGGAGTAGTTCGCCTTCGTGGATCGCGTCAGGTTCCGGATGGTCCGGTAGGTCTGATCGTTGACCTCGAAGGTAACGTCTCCCAGCATGCCCGTTTTCATCGTATGCACCCCACAATGTAGCCGTGGCTGTCGCACCCGGTCGGAAAGATGCAGATCGCTTCATCCCCGATGCCGGGCCACCACTGCAGGTATTCGATTCCGTGACCGTCCCAGATGATCTGATGCAGGTGGCCACCGTCAGCGTCCGTCTTACCGCCTGTAAGGTTCCCGCCGAGGGAGTCCAGGATCATCGTCCACTTGGCGTCAATGTCGTGCTTGTGCCGGGCGCTCTGGGTCTTGTGCTGATCCGTGATCACCCAGTGCGGGAACTGCGCGATTTCCAGCCAGTCAGAGATGATTCCCTGAGATGTGAACTTCACTCTGGCCCGGTTCCCGGAGATGTCCACGACCTTTCCGATACGGACCATCTCTCCGAAGCCCAGGGTGTAGTCATCGTACCCGGTGGAGTGCCGGCTGATATCGCCGCCCAGCTTAATCTCCGTGGTGTATCCGGAGGAGCTGAGCTTGTGCTTCACGTACTTGATGGGATGTTTCCCGTCCCAGTATCCGAAGCCCTTCAGATCGACATTCAGCCCGGCCATCAGCGCGGGATTCCCCGGCAGCGTGAAGGTAGCCGTCTCGCCGAATTCGTTTTTCAGCCGCAGCTCCTGCGCCGCGATCTCCTGCGCCTCAGCCTTGCTTTCCACACGGCGATTGGTGATGATCAGCTGATTGTGTTCAGAGTTCTCCGCGTACTTCTCCGATTCAGCGGACCCGGTGATCAGCCCCTTGAAGGGATGCGCGTACCGCAGGATGCAGGAGTCGTAGGAGATATCCCTCGATCCGGTCTCCAGGCTCCATTTGGTGTAGGAGCCGTCATTCCAGCGGATGGTCATGACGCTGGGCTGTTTGGAATACGCCGCATTGTCGAACAGTGCCATCTTGCCGTCAGAGATTTTCAGATTGATTCCGGCTTCCCGGCAGAGGATCCGCAGGAAGGCCAGGTCTGCCATCTCGTTCTGCTCCCGGCGCTCATACTTGTGTGTCGGCGCGTCATAGGTCAGGGACAGCCCGGCCTTTCCGGCAATCTCTGCCGCGATGCCCTTTAGCGTGTAGTTCTCCCAGGCTTTATTCCGCTTTTCATCGGCAATGCCGCCTTTGGCAGGAAGTGAGGAAGCCTTGATCGTGACGGTGTTTGGCGGTCCGTTGGCCTTCAGACTGTCCATGTGGAAGGTTCCGGCCTTCTGCTGGACAACCTTTTCTCCGATCCGGACGCCAACCCAAGCCTCGATCTTCAGGCCGCGCACGGTGGCGCCCTGGAAGATGCTTTCCGTCAGCCATCGCTGAACCCATTTCCCGTACCGGTCTGCCACCTTGATCTGAATATCGTCCGTGGCTTCGCTCTCATTGTCCGTGATGTCCACGGAGAGCAGATCCCGGTTCACGATGTCGGTCACGTCTACGCCTTTGATCTTGATCTTCCAGGCAGGCCGTCTGGCCAGCTCCTGCGCGGCGTAGGTCATTTGAGTCCGATAGATATCAGCATCAGCCAAGCGTCCTCACCTCATTTCTTCCACGGCGGGTAGAATTCCTCATCGGCCGCGTAGTTATTAAAGTCCGGCACCGTAAGCTCGATGCCGGCTGAAAAGATGTAAATATCGCTCTTGTCCAGGTTCGCCTCGATCAGCTGGGCCACAACGTCCGAAGTGCCGGCCAGCTTATGCGCGATGGAGTCCCACATGTCCCCCTGGACTGTTCTGTAGGTGGTGGCCATGGTTCATCCCTCCTTTACGCATAGGCTGTCCGTCTGTGATCCGTCAGCACATCCTCCATGATCCGCTCAACCTGGTCTCTCAGATCCTGCGTCTGGCTTTCCAGCATCGACCGGATCTCCGCGGCGTTTCCACCGCTCACGTTGTAGACCGGGGAGAACGAAACCTCGATGACGTTGCCATCGCTTCGGGTGGCCCCGGAGATGGCATTTACGGTTTCATGGGCCGTCAGAATCTTTTCGCCGCCGCCCATGTAAACCAGCTCAGGGCCTTCCTCACCGACCAGGTGAATACCTTCGGCTGCGTAATCGGAACCGATAGCGTTCTTTGGGACACTGCCCTTCGGTATCGGAACGTTCGGCATGGGATCCACGCTGTAGCCGATGTGAATGGTGACATCTCTTTCGATGGTGGCCAGAGCCGCGTTGACAGCGGAGGCCACTTCGTTGCCGGCAGCTCCGGCGTCACCTGCGGCGCCGGAAATGGACGCTACATACGCTTCCATGGTGGCTACGGCAGCTTCACCGGCTTCGGAGCTCATGTCCAGGTCCGCAACGGTGGACGCCAGCTCTTCCGTCAAAGCGGCCATGCCCTCTGTGAACTGGGTTTCCATATCCGCGATGGTGGTGGCCAGCAGCTCCTTGGCGGCTTCAACCTTCTCGAAGGATTCGTTGATCTTGCCGATCTCTTCTTCGGAGGCATTGGCCAGGGTCTGCAGAGTGGCCGCGCTTTCAGCGGATCCGTCTGCCAGCTGTTTGGCGATGGCCGGAGCCAGACCTTTGTCCAGAGCAGTCTGCAGGTTCGTGTTGTACTGCTCCCAGTATTTGGTCTGGGCGTCCATGTTGGTCTGCATCTCTTCGGTGGTCTTGGATTCCGCTCCTTCGCCCACCTCATCGAACAGCCCGAAGCGGCCTCCCAGGGCTCCCAGAGCCGCCTTCTTGGCCTCATCGTAAGCCTTCTTCAAGGCTTCCATCCGCTCGATAACGGAGCCCACAGCAGCAACAGCGGTATCTGCTTCGCTCTGAGCGGTACTTCCGGATCCCTCCGCAGCGGCCTTGGCGGCATTCACGCCAGCCTCAACCTGCTTCATGGTTTCCGCTACGATTTCGCCGCCGTTTTCGTAATCAGCATAGGCCGCAGTCAATGCGTCCCTCAGCTGATCGTATGTCATGGTGCCGTCCACGACACCGTTGATCAGGTTCTGCAGATATTCCTGCTGGATCTTGTCCGCTGCTTCCACCTGATCGGCATACTTGCCGGCCTCATCAATCGCCGTCTTCCAGCCGTCCGCAACCGCCAGGGTGTCGGTCTTCATGCTGTTGATGGTGGCTTCCATGCCGGGGAGGAAGTTTCCGGTGAAATCATGTTTCTCCCCAGTGACAGCGTTGATGGTTTCCTGCAGTGCGAAGAATCTGTCTTGCAAGCCCTTTGCCTGCTCGTTCCCGTCTCTGAACCAGTCATCGCCGTCGTAGTCTTGTATAGCCTGCCCGAGCGAATTAAGCTCGCTGCGCAGGTATGTTGCGGCATCTCCTCCGGCAGTCAGTTCCTGGGCGATTTTTGCCCGGCCCTGCGCCTGCTCAAGGTTCCGCATGGCTTCTGCTTCATCCTGGAGAGACTGTACATACTGTTTGCTCTGCTTCTGGACCGTATCAAGCGCCTGCGCGGTGTAGGAATCCTTTCTGGCCTGCGCCACAGCCTCGTATGCTTCGATCTGGTTCCGGAGAGCTTCCGTTTCCTGATCGGTGGCGCTAACCATGCCTCCGGAGGAATCCCGCAGGCTGTCGGTA